GCGCCGGTGCCGAGCGTGCGGATCGACGCCGTGCCTGCGGCCTGGTCGGCTGTCAGCCCGGCGTGGGTGTGGTTGCCGGCTGCCGCCGTGGACGACGTGGTGCCGAGTTCCAGATCGGATGTGCCTGCCCCGATCGCCGCCCGTGCCGTCGCGGCGTCCGCGGCGGTCAGTACGCTCACCCCGACGGCGGTCGCGTCCGTGATGTCGTCTGAGCTGGTGGCGAACGAGGTGGGCTTGTCGGTGATGTCGTCCCAGGCGACGCTACCCGACCCGCCGCCGGCCGCACCCACCATCGAAACCAGCTGCCACTCATCGCCGTCGTATGCGACGATGGCGCCCGCGCCAGCCTCATCCAGTGTCACCGTCCCGCCGGCGTTGAGCGTGTACGACCCGCCCGACCGGTCGCGCAGCACCACGATCACGCAGTGCCCGGCCTGGGTCCGCGGCAAAGTCGCCGCCTTGGTCCCAGTGGTCGACGACAGGAGCACGACCAGGTCATCGCGGGCGACCACCAACTCGGCGTCGGGCTCCAGCTCGCGAACGACGCCGGGCCGTGGTTGGACGCCTTCTACAACTGCCACTACGCCCCCTTGATCGCGGCACGGCCGCGGGCCTTATTCGCTGCCCGCGGCGCCTTCTTCTGCTCAGGCTCCGGCTCACGCTCGGGCGTCGACTTCAGCACGCCGTAGCGCACCGCGTCCGCCCGCAGCATCTCGCCGCCCGGCACACACAGCAGGAACCGCGCCTCCGGGTCGCCGTCTGGCACCGCCCGATCCCGGTCCTCTGTCAGATACATTCGCCGGTCCACCCGGACCCGCGAGCTGCCGGTGTCCACCGCGCTCACCCCACCGACAGCCACGTGACGATGACCTTGCCGCCGCTGGTCTCCGTGCCGCCCGTGTTGTTGATCGTGTTCGCGGCCGTGATGCCGAACTCGGAGCTCAGGTCGACGATGTCCTCCACTCCGTCACCGCCGGCGCCGTCCGCGAACAGCACGCTGACCAGCCGGTCACGGGTCTTGATCCCCGCGACCGTCAGGTTGCCCGCCGATCCGCCGTCCGCCACCGCCTGGCGGACGGCGTCACGCGGGATCGCACCTTCGATGATCCCCATGCTCGGCCCCTAGTCCGGCAGCTCGACGTAGAACAGCACCACGTCGAACGCCCCGGCGGTGAGCGCAGCCGTACCAATCGTCGCCACGACCTTCCGCGGCTCCGTGGTCTTCACCGTGCCCGCGCCGTTCCAGTCCGGGGTGACATCCTTACGGCCAGTCGACGACCACGGAGCCGAGGCGACACCGCCAGCGGTGACGATGTCGCCCGCCGCCTCGACCTTGACCCCGACCGTCGCCGAAGTACCGGTCAGAACCGTGTCCACCTCGACGAACCCGCCGAGCACCACGGCGTTCGCCGGGATCGCCTCGCTGGTCAGCTCGACGTCACCGACCGCACCGCCATCAGTATCGAAGCTGTACCGGCCCCGGATCACCTGGATCGAGGTCGCCCTCGGATACCCGCCCTCGTACGCCATTACCGTCCTCCTTGGCATGCCGACGGGGACGGCTTGCGCGCCGTCCCCGTCTGGTTGTCGTAATCGTGATCAGGAACCGAGACCCGTGATCTCACAGAAGGCCAGGGGCCGGTAGTGAATCAGAGCGACCCTGAGGTCAGCCCTGATTGCGAGTTTGCCGCGGATGAAGAAATCGCCGTGGCTGTTGCTGACCTGCACGTCGATGCCGCGCCTGACCGCAAGCTCGGAGAAGTTCGCGTAGTCGCCGGCCAGAGCCTTGGTGGGCGGCGCCGCCGTGGTCTCCACGACGGGGACACCCCACACGGTGGCCGGGCCCGGCATGCTCGGGTGACCCCAGATGTAGACGCCGTCCGCCGTCCGCATCAGCCGCACCGGCTCCCAGTTGGCGGGCGTGATGAACAGCACCGACGGCTCAGCGAAGCCCGTGTCCCTGATCTTGCGGAACGCCTTGTAGAAAGCGTCCACGACCGGGTCGGACCCCTTGGCCTGCGTCTGGATGCCGGACACGTTCTCGGTGCCCACCAGGTTCGGCGCGGTGCCGTTACCGCGGAGGATCTGCAGGTCCAGACGCTGCCGGATCATGAACGGCAGACGGTTCTGGACGTACGACTCAGCGCGCGGCTCATCCTCGAACAGCTCGTCAGTGACGGGCAGGAACACCGGGATCTTCCGAACCGGGACGTTCTTCTCCTCCAGGCCCAGAGCCGCCTCGGGGAACTGGTCGCCCTCGAACGTCTCGGCCGCGGTGTTACCGAAAACGGTCTCCTCCATGTAGACCACAGCAGCCTGACCGGTCGTGGTCTGCGGGATCAGGTCAGCCACATGCGGGGCCGGGCGGGTCGGGTACATCTCGATACGGCCCGTGCGGGTCGTCTCCGGCTCCCAGGCGCCCGTGCTCAGCAGCGACTTCAGGCTCACGTCGATCTGAGCCTGCGGCCCCTGCCCGCTGGTGGCCTTGAACCCCTTGAACGCCTCGCTGGCGACAAACTGCTCACCGAACGACCGGCGCTCACCACCGTCCTTAGTGCGGCGCTCCTCCTGGCGGCGCTCCCTGCCGCCCTGCTCGGCCTGCTCAGCCTCCTTCGCAGCGCCAGCGGCACGCGCGACGACGAGCAGCTCGTCGACACGCTTCTTACAGTCGTCGATCTCCGCGTTCAGGCTGCGGATGTACTCGACCTTCGCCGTGGTGTCGCCCTGGATGGACTTCACCTTGGACATGTCGTAGGTGTCGCCAGCCTCGGCGAAGATGTCACGCAGGCTCTTACGCTTGGCGTCGAGCTTCTCCTGCGCCTCCTTGAGCGCAGGGAACTCGACGATCCTGTCAGGTGCGTCGACCGACATGGTCGCTCCCATCTCTTACAGACTCTGAAGGCGAGCGATGCTGGCCGCGATAACCGAGGCCAGCGCCTCGTCATCGACTTCCGGCTCAGGCTCGCCAGTCGGAACGGAGAGAAGGGCCTTCAGACGCCGCAGGTCGTCGTCAATCCAGCCCAGGATCTCGGCGTTGACCTTGCTCAGCCCCTTGCCCTTCTCAGCGCGGAGAGCGGCCACCCTCGATGCGCTGTCGAGGAGACCCGAGAGCACGCCCATGCCCTCGACCAGCTCCTCGTGGAACTTCAAAGGACCCGGCTGCGAACGCAGCTCGGGTACGTCTCGATCGGCATCCCGCAGGTGCGCGGCGAGATGCTCGTACACGGCCTGCCGGTCGGCCTCAGGGATGCCCGACGACTTGCCGTTCAGCGCCGCGATACCCGCCAGGCAGGCCCGCACGTTGGCCGGACCGCCGATGCCGTGGTGATGCGCGAACTTGTACGACGCCTTCAGCTCCGGGTCGCCGGCGGGATCCACCCAGGCGAACACGCTGCGCAGCTCCGACGGGCGCGCGTCATCCGGGAGCCCCGCGACCGTCTTCGCTCCGTCCCAGCTGCGCGAGGTGACCTCGCACTCGTGCGGCGCGATAGGCCGGCCAGCCACCGAGACGGTCGGCAGCCCGGACTTCGTCGCCAGCGTCCGGGTCCCCACCCCAGCGCCCAGCAGCACCGGCGACACCTCATGCGTCTTCAGCTTCGACAGGAAACGGACCTGCTGACCCTCGAACTCCCCGAAGGAGTACTCCAACGCGTCGTACCCATACGACCACTGACCCAGCGAACCGAGCTCTTTGACCGTGACGAACGTATCCCGGCCAGCGGTCGTGTCGAGGAAGAACTGCCCCTCGAAGAGGGCCTCTGTCGAGGTTTGGCGGATTACACCTTTACCGACCGGCAGCGCGCCGTCCCAGCTGGTGTGGCCGTAGGAGCTGATCGGCACCTCGGCGCCGTCCTCGAACGCCCCCGGGAGGGTCACATCCCGATGACTGTCGATTTTGTTGAAGGTCGAAAACACCGCGCGGACCAGGCCCTTCGCCTCATCCTTGATCTCGACCCGCAGGCTCTTCGTGTCCAATCTCTTCACTCCTCCGCCGGATCGGGTCCGGATGGGTCATCAGGCGACGCCGAGCCGCCCGTCGTTGGCTCAGCTGGTTCGGCCGTGGTCGGTGGCTGGAGCTGCACGCTGTAGAGGCCCGTGTGAGTGAGGAGCTTCATGTCCTCGGCCTCGATCGCCGCGACCACGCTGGCCGGGTCGTAGCCTGCGTCCACCAGCTGACGGATCGCTGCCGCCTTGGACTGCTGAATCTCAGCGGCGTCCTTACGGTCGTCCCTCAAGAACGCGATGTCGCGGTCGTCGAACCACAACTCCGCGTCCGGCGGCACGTTCACCAACTGCGCCAGCGCACCCGCCACGCCCCGCCACAGCGGGCGCATCGTGCCGTCCGCCATCCGCCGCCGCGCCGACCCGTAGTTGCCGGCGTTCAAGCTCGATCCCTGCAGGCCCTCGCTGAACCCGACGATCGTGCTGGGCACCCCGGCCGCGGCCGCCAGCCTTGACTCTCCCGCGCCCTGCGTGCTTTTGAAGTCCAGCTGCCGCAGGTCCATCGTCAGCGGCGTGACATCCGCGCCCCCGCCTAGATACAGCGTCCGGTACGCGTTGTCGGCGCCGCTGTGCTGCTCGTCCATCAGAGCCTTGAAGCGCTGGAACATTTCCGGCGTGACGCTCGCGTCGAGCTTGACCGCGAGTGACGGGGTGGCGCCGTGCTCGAAGAAGCTGCGCTTGTGCTGCGTCGCCGCCAAGTCAGAGCTGATCTCCTGCAGCACCGGCGTCAACCACGACATGCCACGCCACGACATCTCCGGATCCGGGATCGGCGCCCAGTGCGCCACCTCATGCGGCAGCAACAGCATGTCCGAACGCCCGCCCGCCGTCCGCGGCGAGTAGTAGTAGCCGATCACCTCGGCGTCCAGCGCCGCGCCGTACAACTCCGGCTCCGACTGCGAGGCACTGATAATGGTCACCCAGTCCGGCCGCAGCCTGCGGAGCCGGTTCGTCCCAGGCACCCGTGCCACGAACGCGTTCCCCGCCAAATCCGCGTCCTGGATCATCCGGGACAGCAGGTCACCTGTCGTGCCGTTCGTCCACGGCCGCTCCAGGATCTCCAGATCCCGTGTCCCGAACAAATCACCCGGACGGCCGTTCACCAGCCGCCGGAACTGGAACCGCGCCTCAGAGAACACCATCTGGCGCACGAACATCAACGCCGCGATCGGCCCGTTCCGCTTGTAGACCTGCCGGACGTAGCCGTCGAAGTCGTTCTCAATCTCCTCACGGCTCGACGACAGCGACGACGAACCCAGCAACGGCCACCGCAGCCGATCCAAGTCCCACGAGAACGGCTCAGACCACGACTTGCGGCCACGCTGACGCCGGCCGCGCGCCTCCGCCGCGACCCGATCCAGCAGACCCATCAGGAGCCGAACCCACCCTCAGGGCGCGGCCGACCAGCATCCCGCCACCCGGCCACCGCCGCCACCCACAGCATCGTCACGCCGAGCACCAGCGTCCGCAGCCCCCACGCGATCCCGTATGGGACGGCCAGCACCAGCGTGCCCAGCACCCGCAGCACCGCCAGCAGCCCCTTGCGGACATCCACTCGCCTGGCCTCCTGCGTGATCCGCTCCAGCGGCATCGTCAGCGCCATACGACCCCTCCTACGCGTAGACCGCGAACGGCATGACCGGCGGCGGTTCCTCGATCTGACCCTTCGTCGCGAACCCCCAGGCCGCGAGCGTGACAGCGATCAACGGACTGATGTCCGACGTGGCGCCGACCGCGTCCCACGCCTTCGCCGTCGTCAACGACCGGGTCGCCGCGCCTGCCACCGCCACGTCCAGCGCCGGGTGCGGGATGTACCTCAGCGTCGGCTCACCATCCTCAGGCATCACCGCGTCGACAAACTGACCGAAAGCGGCGGTCACATCCCTGGCCGACGGCTTCGTGATCTCCAGCCCCTTCGCCTCCAGATCCGCGATCAGCGACCCTGCAGGGCCGCCCGCGTCGACCACCCACGCGCACGGACTCCAACGCTCCTGCAGCTGCGCGGCCCGCGCCGGCACCCACGCGGTCCCGAGCCGGTAATCCGTGATCTCGACGTGCAGCAGGCCATCAGCGCGCCGGCCAGCCACCGCAATGGCCGCCCACGACCGATCCATCGCCACGTGGATCGCGAACGCCACCTTGTCCACCACCTGCGAGCCCTCGTGAGCGAGCGCCCGCCACTTGTCCTCCGGGATGACCGTCCACTCCGGCCGCAGATCCGGCACGTGCTGACACAGAACCTCGGTACGGAAGATCGGCTCCGGGTCCGTCGACAGCGCCGACGCGATCGCCTCCTCCGTGATCGTGTAACCCAGAGAAGGGTTCGCCTGAGCCCACGCCTGCCGGTCCTGCAACCGGCAATCCATCGTGTGCTTGTTGTCCGGACGACCGCACGTACACCGCACGTCATCCGGCGCCGACCACTCGAAGTACCCCAACGTCGGATCCCCCAAAGGATCCTCCGCCGCCGCCCGGCCTTGCTCCTGCAGCTGGTTCAGCACCACGCTCTTGTCGTCGCCCGCGTTGCTGAAAGCCCAGATCTGCGCGTTGGCCCGCGCCATCGTCGTCTTCGTGACCGCACCCCAGGCATCCCACGTCTGGTGCTCGCGCAGCTCGTCGAGATTCACGTCGTCGCCCGACAGGCCGCGGCCGCCCTTACGCGACGCCGCCGCGATCTTCCATCGGCTCCCGTTGGCCAGCCTGAGGGCCTTCTTGCCGTTCGTCCGGTCGACGTGCTCGATCTCCGCGGCCAGCTCCGGCGTGCCCTCGGCCATCTCCACGGCCGCGTCCCACGCCTCTTCGGAGATGTCCAGGTTCTGCGCCGTCCCGATGATCAGACCGACCCCGAGGACGAACATCTTCCACAGGTTCTTGCCGCCGACGATCGTGGTCTTCCCGTTCTGCCGGGCCACCAGCACGACCACCGTACGGAACCGGAACCGGCCGTCCCAGCGCAGCTCGTGCGCATGGATCAGCAGCCACCGCTGCCACGGAAGCGGCTGGATTCCCAGCACATCCTGCGAGAACTCCACCGCGCTGAAGCCCAGGCTCGTCGCCGGCGTCAACGCGCACCCGCACCCACACGGCCCGGGAGGACCGGTCACCAGCGGCGGCGTCCAGAGCCTAGGAGTCGTGCTCCCCAGCAGCGGCGGCGCGGAGCTTCGCAAGCCTGCCTCCGATCGGCTTGTCACTCTTCATCGCCGCCCGAGCGGCCGGCGTCCCACCGAGATCCCGCAGCGTGCCCTGCAGCTGCGGCCCGAGCCACCCGACGGTCTTGGTCACGTCGCACATCGCCTCAAGAGCCTTCAGCCGCTTGAGCGCGCTCATGTCGTCCGACAGGTCCCGGCGCAGGCAGTCCAGCTCCTCGGCGCGTTCGATCGCCTTCTCGATCTCCTCTGCCTGCCGCAGAGCCAGCGCCTTTATTCCCTGGTCGGAGTCGGTCAGCCAGTCCATCGCGTCGATCGCGGCCTTGACCGCGTCGCGCAGATCGGGTGCCCGCTCACGAGGCTGCTCCGCCTGCACGGCGGTCAGCTTGTGTCGAGGCATCAGCACCTCCGTTACGGTTCGTGACATGAGGCCCATCACGTAGCGTCATATCGATCACAACGATAGGCGCCACTCTGCGTAGGGGGGTACGGGGCGTGGCGGGGGGAGAAAAACGGCGAT